AGTTCTGACCGGCGCGCTTACCCGGTCCCGCGTTCGCAACGGCAGACGGCCGGCAGGGAAACTTGCCGGCCGCTTCATTTTCCGCACCGCGCCGGTCAGCTCGCGCTCCACACGCGCGGCTCATCCGACAAGGCTGCGGCGGGCGTGGGCGGCGGGCGATTGAGCGTCCGCCGCCTACCTTACAATGCGGCGAGGACGCGCATGGGGCCTCTGGCAGAAGGGATCGTGCGGGGCCTCGCGCTCCCGCCTGATTATTCGATTTCGGATTGGGCTGATGCGGAGGTCGTCCTGCCGCCGGAGCTTGCTGCCGAGCCCGGCCGCTGGCGCACCGACCGCGCCCCGTACCAGCGCGAGATGATGGACGTTTGCGCGCAAGATGGCGTCGAAGTCGTCGTCTTCAAAACGAGCGCACAGGTCGGCAAGACGAGCATCCTGCTCAACGTCATGGGCTATTACATCGCCCACGATCCTTGCCCGATGATCGCGGTCATGCCCGATCTGACGATGGCCGAGACGTTCAGCAAATCCAAGCTGGCGCCGTTCCTGCGATCGACGACGGCGCTGACGCAGCGTCTAGCCCCGGACCGCTCACGCGCGGCGTCGAATACGATCGAGCGCAAGGAGTTCGAAGGCGGTTTCATCAATATTGCTGGCGCCAATTCGCCGACCGCGCTCCGCATGCAATCGGTCCGTATCGTGCTCGGGGACGAGATCGACGCCATGGGGCAGTCGGCCGGCGGCGAAGGTGATCCGCTGTCGCTCGCGTTCCGGCGCGCGCAGACCTTCCCGAACCGCAAGCTCATCGTTGCGTCGACGCCGAAGGACAAGGGCTTCTCGCGGATCGATGAGCATTGGGAAAAATCCGACAAGCGCCATTGGCATGTGCCGTGCGCGTGCTGCGGTCACGAACAGATCCTCGTGTTCGAGAACATCAGGTGGAGCAAGGGCGAGCCCGAGACGGCGGAATATCAGTGCGACACCTGCGGATCGCTGATGAGCGATGCCGTCCTGAAATTGCAGGTCAAGCGCGGCTTTTGGCGGGCAACGGCCCCGTTCAACGGCATTGTCGGCTTCCACGCATGGCAGATCATATCGCCGTGGTCGTCGATGGAGGAAATCGTCACCGGCTTCGAGACATCGAAGCATCGCGCGGACCTGTTCAAGGTTTGGGTGAACACGGTCAAGGGCGAGACGTGGGATGTCGACAAGGCGGCGCAGACGACGGCGGAAATTCTGTTCAACCGCCGCCGCAGCTTTGCGCGCAACCTGATCCCGGCCGGCGCCTGCATCGTGACGGCTGGCGTCGACGTGCAGGGCGACCGCATCGAAGTTCTGACCGTTGCGCACGGGCCGAACGGTTTGTCATGGCAACTCGAGCATCTCGTCATCGAGGCTGATCCGACCGGCGATGCCGCATGGAAGCGCCTCGAAGAAGTGCTGTTGCGGCGCTACGCGCACGAAACGCACCCGCACGTGTCGCGCCCGATCGAGGGCGTGGCGATCGATAGCGGCTACCTGACGCAGCGCGTGTACGACTTCGCGGCGAAGGCGATGTTCCTCGGGCGCCCTTGGTACGCGATCAAGGGGCAGGAAGGCCCCGGCCGCGTCGCGTGGCAACGGTCCGATCTGCGCATCAAGGGTGGCGCGAAGCTGCACATCGTCGGCATCGATAGCATCAAGGACGAAATCTATAGCCGGCTCGCGAACGTCGAACCGTCGAAGGACTTCATCCACATCCGCAAGTGCGATGACACGTTCGGAATGGCGTGGTGCGAGCAGCTGATCGCCGAACGCAAGCGTCAGGTCATCAACAAGAAAGGCTTCGCGAAGGAGGAATGGCACAAGCCGCCGGGCACCCGAAACGAGGCGCTCGACATGAGCGTCTATGCCGAAGCGGTCCACCGGCACTTGGCTCCCGATCACGTCGGGCGCCTCGCGGCTCTTTCGATCGATAAGGGGCCGTCGAGCACGGCCGATCTGGCGAGGTTGTTCCGATGAGCGCATCGAGCAAGACGTGCGTGCAGCAGTGCCGCGACCTCTATGACGCCTACAGCCGCGCGCTGACCGGCGGGCAGGTGATCCGCGTCCGCTACGCCGACAACTGGAAGGAGTTCAGGCCCAATTCGGCCGGCGACATGGACCGGCTGAGCGATCTGTACATGACGCTCTGGCGCCAATGCCCGGAAGCGCAAGCCACGCTGCCGTCTCTCGACGGCAAGTCCCTGCGCCGCGGGCCGGCGCTGCCGTTGAAGGTGTAGACAATGAGCGACGCGAAGAGCCTCGTCCCGATCGGCAGCCAGTGGGATCACCGGACGCATATGCGCGGCGAGATCGCCCAATGGCAGCCGCCTTTGGTCAGCGCGGATCGCGACATCGCGCCGGGCTTCTCGGAGAACAAGGCCAGAGCCCGCGATCTGGCTCTGACGGACCCGTATGCAACGAACAGCGCGGAGATTACCCGCGACGCCATCATCGGCCGCAAGTTCCGGCTCGCGCTGCTGCCGGATGCCGACTATCTCGGCGTCAGCTACGATGAGGCGGACGAGTGGGCTGCGCTCGCCGAAAGTGAGTGGGAGCGCTACGCGGAAGGCGTGACGTTCGACGCGGACGCCGCGCGCAAGAACACCTTCACCTTCCTGATGCACACGGTACAGGAAGGGATGCACGCGGAAGGCGAGGCGCTGGGCATCGTTCGCGCCAAGATCGGGCACTTCGGCTATGCAACCTGCCTGCAACTGATCGAACCGGAGCGACTGGAAGACCCGCCGGGGATCGAGCGCACGGTCGAAGTTCGCTATGGCGTCGAGCGTGATGAGTACGGCGAGCCGATCGCCTACCACATCCGGGATGCCCACAAGTCGGATGACCGCTATCGGGCGCGCACGGCTCCGGTCGGGCGGACGCGCATCGAGCGCTGGACGGAAACGGGCCGCCCGCAGGTGCTTCACCTGATGGACGACTATCGGCCCGGCATGTCGCGCGGCGTGTCGCGCGGGATGCTCTCGAGCCTCAAGCGCATGAAGATGTTGCAGACGTTCTCGGATGCCGAGCTTGGCCGCGCGATCATGCAGGCAACGTGGGCGGCGGTCATCGAAAGCGAGCTCGACTACCAGCAGGCGATGATGGTGCTCGGCGCTGGCGGCGGCGGCAACACCTACGGCAACAACCTGACGGCTGCCGCGGCCGATCACATGCGATCGGTGGCGCCGTACTACAACGACATCGGCCTGCGCTTCAACGGCGCCAAGGTCGCGCACCTGATGCCGGGCGAGAAGCTGAATGTCGTGCAAGCGCAAGTCAACGGCGTGGCGTTCGACCAGTTCTCGACATCGATGGTGCGTCAGTTGGCAGCCGGCCTTGGCGTTTCCTACGAGGATCTGTCGCGCGACTTCTCGTCCACGTCCTATTCGGCTGCCCGGCAATCGCTGGCGACGATCTGGCGGCACTACATGCGGCAGCGGACGATGATCAGTGTCAAATTCGCGATGCCGTTCGTCAGCGCGTGGATGGAAGAAGCGCTGCTGACGAAGCGCCTGCCGATGCTCGGCAAAAAGTTCAAGGCGACCGAAGACGGCTTCCGCATGGCGCGACCTGGCCTCGTCGCCGGTGACTTCATTTCGTGGTCGAAGCCGATCATCGATCCCGTCAAGGAGCGGACCGGCCAGCACATGGCGATGGCGCTGGGCTTGTCGACCGTCCGCGACGAAGCGGCGACCGAAGGCGAAGACTACACGAAGCTGCTCCGCCAGCGCGCCCGCGAAGTGAAGCTGCGCGAAGAGCTTGGTCTGAACCCGACGGGCTTCGATCAGTCGCTCGTCATCGGCGGCGGCAAGGCCGGCAATCCGCAAGAAGAGCGGCAGGCCCGGTCGGATGGCCCCGGCTAAAGGAGCGTCATGGGAAAAATCCTGAAACTGGTTGCGGCGCGTCTGTTCGATGCGCCGCATCTGGTGCTGCCGTCTTATGCCGAGACGGTCGTATCAGTTCTTGCGGATCGGCTCGAGGTTCAGCCGATCCTTGCAGCGGAAGACGTGCAGGTCGACCGGCGCGCGGTGCGCGATCCGATCCTGCTCGATGGTGGTCTGCTCGTCGTTCCGATCGTCGGCGGCCTGTACCATCGCGGCGACTGGCTCGACGCGATCAGCGGCGCGCAGTCCTACACGAACCTGCAAAACACGCTGCTCGAAGCCGTAAACAACCGTGACGTGAAGGGCATCCTGCTCGACATCGATAGCCCCGGCGGCGAAGCGCGCGGATGTTTCGAGTTCGCCGATGCGATCGCAGGGATCTCGAAAGTGAAGCCGGTCCGCGCGATCGCCAACGGCCTCGCGGCTTCGGCGGCCTATGCGATCGGCGTCGCCGCGGATCACTTCGCGATGACGCCATCTGGCGAAGTCGGCAGCGTCGGCGTCGTCTGGATGCACACCGACATGTCGGCCGCGATCGAGCGGCGCGGCGTCGTCATCACTCACCTGTATGCGGGCAAGCACAAGATCGACGGCACGTCGGTCGCGCCGCTGTCCGATCAGGCCCGTGCCGAGTTCCAAGGCAAGATCGACACGGCCTACAGCATGTTCGTGGACCACGTTGCCGCGCGCCGGCAGCTATCCGCGGATGACGTTCGCGGCACCGAGGCTCGCACGTTCCTGTCGGAACAGGCGAAGTCGCTCGGGCTCGTGGACGAGATCGCGTCGTTCGACGAAGTGCGAGCGGCGTTCGTCGCAGACCTCAATCCGAAATACCGGATTTCCCCCAATGGAGCTGTCTCGAGAATGAGCAAGCCGAACACGACCCCCGTCGCTCAGGGCGCGACGATCGAGGGGCTGGACGAAGCCCTCGCAACCGCGCGCGCCGAGGGAGCCGCTTCGGCTCGCGCCGAAAACGAAACCGTCATCCTCGAGGCCTACAAGATGGGCCGGGCGGACGCTGCGGCAATCATGGGGCACGCCAACGCAGCGAACCGCATGACGGCCGCCGGCAAGCTCGTGGGCAACCACAAGCTGACCGTCGAAGAGGCGACCGATCTGCTCGCGACGCTGCCCGAAGACGGCACATCCGGCGGCCCGGCCTTCCAGAAGAAGCTGCTCGCCGCCGATCCCAAGGTTCCGGCCGCTACCTCGCAGCCGGGCACCGAGGTCGGTAACGACTTCCAGACCGCCGTCGTCAACCACGTGAAGCAGCTGAAGGGAGCGAAGGCATGACGAGCCGCCTGTCTCACCCGGCATTCGCCGGCACCGTCTCGGCGGTGACGCACATCGACCTCTACATGCCGGGCAAAGACCCGGTGCTCGCGCCGTTCACGATCGCGACCGGCCAGACGCTTGCGCTCGGTGCCGTGCTCGGTGCCATCG